GGAAGAGAAACTTCAAGACCAGCTTCTGTAAGAACCATGTCTTTACGTAAGTCTTCATCTGCACTTTGTACGTTTGTCATAATATGTGTATCTCTGTTTACACCGTTACCAATTAGAGGTCTATAAGCAACTTGGTCTAAGTCTACCATACACATAAATCCAGCTGCAAAGCCTCTGAATAGTGGCTCTTTAACTAGAGTTAAATCACCGTGAATGGTTTCAACCTTCATAACTTTGTGCCCATAGCTTCCGCTTTCTTGCGCCATCAAAGGATGTGCAGCAGAATATGCACTAGATAAGAACGTTGAAGAACTTGCTAGTTTATTAAAGAATGTAATAACCGGCATTGAACATAGAGCAAGCTTTGCACCTGAACCACCGCGAGCGGGGTCAAATACAACTTCTAAGTCTCCAAGTAAAGCGTCATAAGTAAACTGACTATCAGCTCTTGTTGAGAAGTAACCTTTGTCTTCAGTATATGATAACTGTGCGTTATCTTTAATCTGAGACTGTGAGTTTTTCACAATACTTCCAACAATACCGTCTGAGTATCCGATACCATTAACACTACCACCTTGACCAAAAAGCATAGCTCTTTCAATGTCCACTTTGTGCTCTCTAAGTTTTAGATTCCAAATCCTATCAAACTCACTAGCGTAACCGCGATAAACAGTAGCTCTTGATGAATTAGTTAATTCACAAGATGTTTTGAATATTTGTGTATACCCAATACCGTTGTCGAGTTCGCGAGAGAATGAGTCAGGAGAACCTGAACCTTCTTCAAAAGCACTTCCAATAATAGTACACTTTGTTTGGTCAGCAGCAGAGGTAGTTGAACCTGTTGCAGCAGAAATAGTACGACCTGTAAAGGTTGTTGAGCTTCCACCGTCTACTGGTGCGCTTTCAATGCGTACAATCGCTGTTTCTGGTTCGTTAGTTGATGCGTTTGTTTCACCAACAGCAAATACCATGCCTTTGATTAAAAAGTCTACTGATGCCTCACCTTCTGTTTCTACTGTGTACGTAAGTGTACTGTTAGCAACAGGAACAGTGTGAGCAGCTGCGAGACGAAAACTTCTATCAGTCATATCAATCTTGTTTCTATCTTTCAGCCATCTAAACTGAGGGTCATCCGTTGGAACTTTGGCTACCTTGGACAAATAAACAAAAAATGGTGATTCTTCTGGAGCGAGGTCTGCTACTCTATCACTAAAGTTAAACAGTCGCCTCGAAGGAATCGTGCTGTCTATTACTGCACCGGGGTCTCCAACCTTCAAAGGATGAGGATTATTATATGTTGACATTATATAATTCCTTCCATGAATTAGTTAATTAAAGTACGCTATTTCGACTTCCCGCTTTTACGACACCCTCCCAAGCTTTATCTACTCCAGATTTTGGGGAACTAGGAGCTCCACCTTGAAGTACACCAGCCGTTCTAGGCTGTTCTTGAGCTTGTCGTACAGCTTGAGCAGTCTCTGGTCCGTTACCTTTATTTTTAACGTCCCGAAATAGCTTCACCAGATTCGATAATCCAACAGACTCTTTAGGTTGTGTAACAAATCCCATAAACTCTTGAACGTCATCGTTTGTGAATTTATAGGTATTACGTAACTCATTAACAGTATTGTTGTATGTTATCTCTTCTTGCATTTGTTGTTTTTGTTGCGCCATCGCATTGTCTACTACATCTTTGGCAAGCTGCATCTCTTGATTTAGCCTGAACTTAAAAGATGGTGACTCTGGACTGTAAAACGCATCCCAAGGGTTAAAATCTTCTGGTTTTAAACCTTCTTGATTGACTTGCTGTGGTTGTGCAGGTTGATTCATATTTTCCTGTAAGACATTAACGAGGTCCGGGCGATTCTCCAGTAGCTCACCTAGTGGCTCTAGTCGTTTTAGCTTATCAACTTCAGACTGTGACTTATCGTACATTGACTGAAATTTCTTTGCTTCTACCTCCCACTCGTTTAATGGGACCGATTCGCTTTCAACATTTTGCTCGGGAGCAGAATAATCTACTTCGTCAATAGCATCAACCTGTGGCTGTGCCTCTACTCCACTTACTTCATTGTCGTAAGCTGCATTGGTTTCTTCTCTTACTTCTGATATTATATCGTTACCTTTGTTTGCTAAACCATCAGCGGTTTGCATGGCCTCTGTCTGTGTATTGTCCATTGTATTTCCTTAATAGATGTCTCTACGCTTCCGGAGCAGAACTAGCATCTTTTCTAACATTTGCTAATTTCTCCGCTTCGAGCTTCACCTTTGTTTGTAGGTTGTTTAATTGAACTCTCCTATCAGCTTTGGCGTCTGAAGCAACATCTTGCAGTCGAGATTTAAATTTCTCAACCTCGACACGTTTTCTGTCGCTAACAGACTCCCTTTGGGCAGTCTGGAGGTCTCCCTCCAAATTCTTTATTTGTTCTTCCATTGCCTGTATTTGTCTCTGTAATAATGCTTTCTCTTCAGTACGGCGCATAATACTCTCCTTGTCAAATATCTCTGGATTCTTTTTTAATACTTCTGTTTTATCAACAATGCCCATACGAAACGCTTCCATGTATACTCCAAGCTCTGCCCATTTGTTTGTTGGCAAAGTAGAACCTGGTTCTATGCGTATGTCGTGTTGTGATAAATTATGTCTTTCTTTTTTAATGTCGAGCATTGTTCCAATCTTTTCATCGTACATATTGACCGTTGCTTCTGTAATGTCATTATTAGCATTGAACAGTCTAAATATCTTTTTATATGTATAATGCCCTTTAGACAAGTTGTACAATACTTGACCTACTCTATTAATACTAAATTCTAAATCGCGTAACTTTGACTTAGGCCTTTCAGTGCCTAATGCAATCATACGCTCAGTACCAGCTACGGTTTCAGGAGCTTTCTCTGAAAAACCGTGCATCATCTCTGGTAAACCAAACGTAAAGTCTATATAGAACTCACACTGCTGTATTAGTCTGTAGAACTCAGAAGCCAATGGTTGAGGTGCTGGGAAGTGTGGCTCGCCTTGTGTTGCGTCAACTTCAATAACTGCATTTGGATTTGCCCAATCTCTCTCTAATTGTCCTAAATCCTCTACACTTCCAAGTGGTACAAGTAGTTTAAGCCCACCAGATGCTTGAGCGTGGGAAACAGCAAGTGACCATAGCTTATTAAGAAGACGTTGCATCGGTCTAGCGCGCGATACGTCTGACTGTGGATACGGTGTTTCTGTAAATATATTTGGGAAAGGTATGATTGGATAATGGTCTGTGTTAAGAATGGTTTCATATAATACTATTTGACCAATACTTGCACATACTTTAATCCTTGTTTGTTTTACAGGAATTACTTCGTATTGACTTACTTCTATCTGTTCTCTGTTATTCTCAACAAACTCTGCATATTCTGGCTCACTAAGTACGGTCTCTTCTCCGTTTTGCATATCTATTATGCGGTAAAAAGTAACCTTTGTCTTGTAAAATCTTTCTAATATCTGGTATTTGTTTCTTTCGTAGTATTCTAATTCTTTTGTCTCTGCGGGTGTAAATACCTTTTTACTGTTGCTGTTCATAGCATCAGGATAATCTTCTTCAAGATACGTCTCAAGGTCTTGAATTATACCAGTTTCCATTTCACCGGTCTCTTCATTCTCTTGCTCTGCTAATTCTGGGTAGAGGCTAGTAACCTGTTCACCTGTAAGTATAGTAGAAAGGATGATGCTCTCGGCATCATCGTACCATCGGTTGCGCGTATTAGGGGAAACATAGACCCTGAAAGGATTTACATACGTGAACTTTACATCGCCTCTACCGAAGTCTGATTCGGGGTCAATGTAGCAATACAAGTAACCCATACCCGTAGTTGCGTAATCGTGTATTGCTTGCTTTAACTGCCAGTCACCATTTGATTGTCCCCATATAAAACCCATAATAGTTCTCCATAGTGAAGCAACTTTTACATCTGAATCTTCTCTAGGAGTTATTGTAAAGGCTGGTGAACGTGAAGTTAATACTGCTTTAAATTTTTCAATAGCAGGACCAATTCTATCCATTGGCACATCTGCTTGATTTCGTGACTGCAACTCATCTACTTCATCAGAAGTATAATGATTGCCATGATAAAAGTCTATATCATAACGAGATTCATTGTCCCAAGTTTGTCTTGCATCTCTATATCGCCTGTATAGCTCTTGGTTGTAATCTGCTCGTTTATCTTTTTCTAATACCATTAATTTTCTTCTGCCGCAAGTCTTTGAACAAGAATCCTGTTTAATAATCCTTTTACTTGTGGGTTTAATGTTTCTGGAGCAATCATTTTTCTTTGCAACATTCTTCCTTGGTTTCTTGAAAGAGGAGTAGCAATTCCATATGAACTCATATATGCTGAAGTTAGCTTAGGTACATTAATTTCAACTTTGCTCATTACCCCGTCTTTTACAATATATTTATCTGGGGGTATGGGTCTTACTCTTTTTTCGTTTTCTAGTAATGACATAAAATTTGCCATTTTTTCTTCTTGTGTAATTTCATCTTGCTGAGAATTATTACCGTAATTTAAAATAGCTTCAAACTCAGGACGGCTCATTTGAAATTGTGGAGGAATACTTGTAACTTCCCCTAAATTTTTCAAACCTAAATCTTTAGCACTTACCGTCGTACCCATTCGGCTGTTCACGTTTACCTGTCCACCCTCTTGCATAGGAACACGTTCTTTTGAGATAGGTATCTCAGATTGTTTCATTCTCTGTCTTAACCTTTTTATCTGCTCTTCAATTCTTTTGTCTTGCGCGTCTGCATCTTCAAACTCTCCCGTAAACGGATTCATATAAACTCTTCCTATCAACGAATCTGGTGGACCAATAAATGTTTCAGGATTACGTAACTCAAATTGTTTACGTGGTTGTACTTGACCACCTTCTTGATACATTCTAGGATTCATGCGTTGCATTGGGCTAAAGTTCATAGCAGGGTTCATAGGTCTTTGCATCATAGGTTGTCCATCTACCATACCGCCCATTTGCATATTACCAACACTATAATCTTTTAAAATTTCATCAATAACTTTATTTTGATTTCTATAAAAATTTTTTGCTTCTATATTTCTTAAGCTTTTATAAAAAGGCAACTCTTGCTTTGAAAAGTCTCCCTTTATTCTTTCACCTTTTTCAACTCGCAATATTTCTTTATCAAGTTTTTTAACATCTTCAGATAGTTTTTTTAAATTGCTAAACGATGGTCTTGTTGTTCTTTTTAATATAGAACCTATTGCAGCACCGGGCATTGCGGTATCCATGACTATCTGAGCAATATCTTCATTGGACATAGGTGCTTGAGATACAGACCCTACATTCATAGGCGAGGCAAGGTTAGCCATTGGTAAATTTAAACCTTCACTTGGGTAATATGTCTGAGAAACTCTTGTTTTATCTGCAACCATTCCACCTTCTTGCATCTTGCCCATAGCTTTGGCTATTGCCATACCGCGTTTGCGCTCGTACTCAGATATTTCACCATCTCCATCTAGGTCTGATTTCTTTTTATCAAAACCAGTGCCTTGATTGTACATTCTACGGCTGTGTACCTCTCCACCTTCTTCGTACTGTACCATACCACCTTGCTCTTTACCGATTAAGTTCTTTAAAAAACCTAATGGTGATTTTTCATTATCCATATCAAGTATTGATGTTTTATTTTGTCTATCAAAATATCCTTCAACTAAATCAGCTGGTAATGAATCTTGAGGTGCAAAAGCCATTTTCCGTCTAGCGCTAGATTGTGCTTTTCTATCCAATAAAGACATAGACTGAGATTGCCTTGGTTCAGAAAGATAATAGCGAAGACCGTCGCCTTCTCCTACCTGGTCAGCTGGTATAGCCATAATAACTTGACCGGTAAACATATCACCATCCCTACCTATATCTCTTGAAACTACACGAGAACCGCGCAAAGTCTTGCTTTGCACTTGTCCACCTTCTTGGTATACGGGTGATTTAGGTTGGGCTATGCCATTTTGCATAGAGGCAGAGGCAATCAACGCATCAATAGCAGTGTTGCCATTCTGCATTTGCTGTCTATCTCTACCTACTTGTGTGATTTGTTGTAGTACGGGCAGGTAATCAGGTACTGCCTCTTTTGGAATAATGTATTCTCCACCCTCTAGCTCAACGTCTGGACCGTTAGCAACTGAGGCCGGAACTCCTCCTTGTGAATGTGATGGGCCTCTGACGAGACCGTAACTTGGGAATCTTCCCTTGCTTGTATTAGCCATATAGTATGTGGATTTATAGCCTTATGTTTATAAACAGTTAGTGAAGATATTCTTCACAGTCTATTAATATAGTTAATAAAATAATAGTATGCAAATAAATATTTTAATTTGTTCTAGCTCCTGTCATCCAGTTATATTTTTTAAGTTTAGAGAAGGTGCTGCGTTTTTTATTTGACATTTTAAACTCGTCTTTAGTGCTGGCTTGGCTTTTGGGTGGACGTGCAAAATAGTCTGCATAGTATAACGCATCCATTAGGTCATCGTTTCTAGGTTTAGGGTGCTCAAAGAACTCATCAACGATTTCTGTCATTTCTCTACGAATATATAACTTCTTGGAGTTTACAATAGGTCCAAGTGTAGTTTCTAGCCTATCTTCCTTTTTAATTCTAGCTGGAGGTTTAACGCCTTTGAATATGCCCGGCATCAATCTTTTCTCATTGGCACTCATACGCGTTACCATATCTCTGACCATTTCTTGCGCTGCTACCGTTTCAATCGTTACACGTTTGACCGGACTGTATTTCTTTGCTATCTCAATAATTTTTGCAGGAACATCAAATGTAGGTATACGCTCTCTAAAGTATTCTAATACATATCTATTCTTACGAGCATCAATAGCCATAACCAATATTACCTGATAATCAGAAGTATCTGATGCGGTAGCTGCAAGGTCTACACCAATGTAAATGTTTATTGGTATCATCTCGTCTTTTTCTGCTAGATAGTTAAAATTACTCATTTTTCTTCTATCACCAGAGTAGTATTGAATCCTATCTATCTTAAACGAAGCGTTCGTTACGTCTCGCGCATCGTTCATATACTCTTGTGCAAACTTATTAACAAGACCTGCTTCTATAAACTCCTGTTTCTTTGCTCCTAGTTTTTTTAATGAGAACTGTTCAGGCCATATAGACTTACCGCTCTCTATCGCACTATGGAAGTATACATCCCAAGGATAGTGCCTATCGTCTTTCTTTGCCTGCTGGAACCCGTCATAGGTCATTTGTAAGAAACTATCAAAGTGTACAATCGTACCTGCAAGCCATATCCAGCCTTCTCTACCCGGTGATTCTTCTAATGCGGGATAAATCGTAGATACCACCCAACGTTTAATATCATTTCTTCTGTCGGGGGTCTTCGTATTAAGTTCAGATTCAAAGTCGTCTAAGATAATACCGGTATACCGTACATCTACTTCAGCACGACCTCTTAACCTTTGGCTAGTACCCTTTGCAATGATTCTATCACCTTTGGGCGTTACAAGGTCCTTTTCTGTCCAGCGCTTTCCAACACTACCGCCATCCATATTACCAAAGTAATACTTAATCATCTTATTTGTTTCTAAGTGATACCGTAAAAACTTGAGATGGTCAATGGATTGTCCCTGTTCTTCCGATACCCACGCAATAAAGTTTTGGGCATCCGCACCAGAAAAACATAGTTTATGCAAGATAGCTGTCTTCGATAGTATAGATTTGCCAAAACCCCTAGGAAGTATGATACATATCCTTTCACCTGGCTTGGTAGATATCAATCGTTTTGATATTTGGTAGTGACAAAGGGGTGAGGCACTTTTATTTAAGAAGTCGTTTGGCAAAAAGGCCCTACCAAAAAACAATAAATCATTATAACACTTTGCTAATACCTCATCTTTTTCTGACATCTCAGAGGCAGGAGGTATAATGTTAAATGTTTGCAGGCTATTGTCTAGCTGCTTTTCTTTTTTTGTAGGCTTCTCTTTTTCTTTTTTTGTTTTCAAGCGTTAGCTTTCTTTTTCGGCGCTTTCTTTCTTTGGCTTTTTTGTTCGGCATCTACCACTTGACCCTATTAGCCCAATAAGCTGCGCTCATTTTTCCTTTAGCGATATTCTTTCTATGTCTTGCTTTAAACGACTTGCGTTTCATTTTAGTTGCACGAGATTCCCCCGCTTTAGGCTTTCCCGCTGTCTTTGCACCTTGCTGTCCAAATCGTATCGTTTTAATCTTGTCGCCTTCTTTGGCAACTACAATATGGCTTTTCTTTGGATGGTTTGGTGTCCGCTTTGGTTTATTGAATCCAGTAACACCAGCTCTAGCTAGTCGTGGGTCTTTCTTTCTCATTTTTTCCTCGTAGTCTTTTTACGGGTAGTTTTCTTTTTACCACCACGTATAAGGTCTGCATCGGCTTTACGTGCACCACCTTTACCAGTGGCAAAGCTACGAACACGTCCCGCTGCCCAAGCGTGGGCGCTTGTGCCG